TAAGAACAGACAGGATGCCATCGACACAAAGATGTACGGCCCCGCAAACCCTCAGTTGGATGAGACTGGAGCCAATGAAGACTTCTGGCAGCAATATGCTGAGATGTTTAAGGATACGATTGAAAACGTGATGCAGATGCGTTGCGGTAACTGTTCTTTTTTTGATCGCTCGCCAGAGATGCTTGAATGCATCGAGAAGGGTATCGGTGACGAAGCCGAGCCTGAAATGGCCGTAGCTGCGGGCGAGTTGGGTTATTGCCAAGCCTTGGATTTTAAATGTGCCTCGATGCGTGTTTGCAAGGTGTGGGCAGGGAGGGTTTGATGTTTTTTTATGATCATGCAATGTCTCGTGATGACTTTATGGACACCGAGCCTGCGGGCGAGTTGGACATTATGGATGGTCTTCGTGCCATGTCGATGTTTAAGCGTGACGCAGGCCCACTAAGGCCATCTGATTTGAATCAGGACATAAAATATGCCCTTGCGGAAAACTCACACTGTATTGATAAGTTGTACGAAGAAGGCTTTCTCGACGACTCTTTGATTCGAGAGTTGGAACAAATGATGGAGAGCATGCCAGGTCAAATGATGGACATGCCTCAAATGTATGCGCCTGACATGATTATTGTTACCAAAGGCATGATCAAAGAAACTGGTGGTCCCGGCAAGAGTAAGAAGAAAAAGAACATTCCTACGAATCCTAAGCTGTACGCCAGAGTCAAAGCAGCAGCCAAGAGAAAGTTCAAAGTATACCCAAGTGCCTATGCCAATGCTTGGCTTGTCCGCGAGTACAAGAAGCGTGGTGGCGGCTACCGGAAGGGGTAGCCATGTCTCTGAAACGTTGGTTTAAAGAAGAATGGATTGATATAAAAACAGGTAAGCCTTGTGGCCGACAAAAGGGTGAGAAACGAAAAGGTTATCCCGCTTGTAGGCCAAGTAAGCGTGTATCCAAAGAAACGCCGACGACTGCTGGTGAGTTAGGCGAAAAGGGCCGCAAAAGCTTTAAAAGGAGGAAGAAAGGCCCCAAAAGAACCGAATCTGAAACAGGTAGTCCATCTGAAGATAAGTTTCTGGCGAAGCATATGCGTATGGAATACAGTAAGAAACCCAAGATGACTGACGATGAACGAAAAAAAGCGTTGGCGATTGGGTACAAAAAATTTGAAAATAGGAAGAAGAAATGAGTGTAAATAAAGCAATCTTGGTAGGCCGTCTTGGCGTTGACCCCGAACTACGAACAACAGCATCTGGAACTAATGTTGTAAATGTTCGTATGGCTACGACTGATCGACGTAAAGAAGGCGATGAGTGGGTACCCCACACAGAGTGGCACAACGTCACCATTTGGGGTCGTACTGCTGAAAACGTCGCCAAGTTTTGTACAAAAGGTAAAGAAATTTACGTTGAAGGTAAGATTCAGACACGCAAGTACACGGATAAGTCTGGAAACGATCGTTACTCTACAGAGATTGTTGCAGATAACGTGCGCTTTCTTGGTGGCCGCAACGACAATGCGCCTGTTGTTCAGTCACAGAGCAATGGTTTTGTCGGCAGCGATGAGCACATTCCGTTTTAAATCTTCCCATAAATCTCTTCTTTGAAGAGTTTTGTTAGTTTTTCAATGTACTTTCTCGATGCATCTTTATCAGATGGTGGCGGTGCATCGCTGATTTTGCCTTCAGCTTTTAATCTTTTAAGTACATCATTAAACTTGCGATAATCATCTTCGAACGTATTAGGCATGCATAACTCCTATACTGTGTGATAATGGGTGAGAAGGAGGACAAATGTCTGACAAAAACGATGATTATAAATTAAATGATGAAAGCGATGAAGTAGTCGATATTTCGTCAGAGGTCAGTCATATTAGCAACCCACACGTAAGTGAGTGGTTGAAACCAGATGATAACGGGTTTCGCCCAACACCACAGCAAGAAAAGTTTCGTTTGTTGGCATACAGAATGGCTCAACGTAAGCGTTTTTTTCGTGGTGAATGGTACAAGGCTTCGAAGGCAAAAGAGTACCAGGGAGTGGCTGTAAATGAGCGAACTTGGTCTCGATGGTGCAAGGAAGACGATCGCTTTCTGGGTTGGTTTTATGACGAGTTTCCAGACACTGCTGAAATATCTGAAGAAGAATTTAAGATGATGGATATGCAGTACTGGATGGGTGTTCGTGATGCGATGGGCGAGGGTGAAGAATGGGCCTATCGTCAGTATGCTAAAACCCGTTTTGATTCCGCTGCAGCAAAGAAGGATGCTGCGGATAGCGAATCTCTGATCCAGTTGAGGGCTTACTTCAACGATGGAAGCGGTGATGCATGGAAAGTGGAGCCGGGTGAAGCGTAGTGAATCCGAACGATAAAAAGCTTTTGGCTCAGTTGGCGGGTCATCCAGGCGAGTTCATTGGTCGCTTGAAGATTGTTGACGAGAAGGGTCAAGAGCGTTCGTTCAACACACCATTTGCTGAACAAGTATTGGCATTGCAGGACTTTTGTTCTGATGCTGAGACTGTGATTCACTACAAGCCACGTCAGATTGGTGACACCACCGTAGCTACTGCGTACAACTTTAATTATTTGTATTGGGTTCAAGATCCGGCACGTTGTCTTGTTGTGGCTGACTCCTATGACTCTACCGATGCTATTTTCGGTCGTGTTCGTCATTATTACCGGTCGTTGCCTGAGATGCTCAAGAAGCCGATTGAGCGCTCAAACAAGCGCGAGTTGATATTCAAAGACAGCATGGCCGGTTTCCGATGCATGACTGCCGGTGGTAAGAGTGATGCTCGTGGTTGGACGTATCAGCGTCTACATGCCGATGAGTTGGCGTTCTGGCCGAATGCTGAAGATGTATGGGCATCTGTTACTTCGACGCTCCACGAAGGCCCACACAAGAAGATTATTATTATTTCTACTGCTGACGGACCCGGCAATCTTTTCCACTCTAAAGTTTTGAGTGCGATCGAAGCGAAGCAACGCGGAGACACGTCAGTGCGCTTCCGTTTTTTCAAGTGGTCTGATCACTGGGCATATCAGGCAGACGTGCCAGATGGTTGGGAGCCAGATCAAGAAGAATGGATCTTAGGGCAACAGCACAACCTTACGATGCGTCAGTTGTATTGGCGTCATGACAAGATTCATGGTGTAAACGGGATCGGTATCCGTCGATTTAGGCGTGAGTACCCGCTGACCATCGAAGACGGGTTTGCGATTCACGATGGTAGTTGGTTTGATACTGATTACCTCAACAGCGTTTTGTCTTCAATCAAGCCTGTTGAGGGTGAGTTGAGGATATATGAGCGCCCATATCCAGGCATGAACTATGCAGTAGGTGTTGACCCGTCATGGTGCAATGGTGGTGATTATGCAGTGGCTCAGGTTTTGAGCGCAGACGGTCGTCAAGTGGCCACTCTCTCTATGAATCAAGGTGGTGAGATTCTATTTGCGCAAAAGGCTGTTGAGTTGGCGATGCATTACAACAAGGCCAGGACATTGGTTGAGGCAAATACAGGTGGTGCAGGTCCAGTTGTTATTCGAGAGTTTCAAAAAGCTGGACTTCCTTTGTGGCACAAACCACCAGCACCGGGGCAAGCGGCCAGCAAAGTCGTCAAATATTGGACGACTACACGTGGAAGCAAGGAAGAAGGCTATGCTCATCTGCGCCAAATGGTGAACGGAGATGCGATCTTATTGAACGATCTATCCACTGTTCAAGAACTTATGCATGTGCGTGAGCAGTCTGGTCGAATAGAAGGTCAAGATGGTTATCACGATGACCATGCAGATGCGTTAATGCTTGCAGAGTGGAATCGCCGTAAGATGCCTCAATCGAAAGAGATTCCAATGCGACGTAATAAAAGATATTATGCTCGCAACAATCCTTTTAATGCAATGAGCGGAGCGAAAGTCTCGTGAGTGAAAAAGATCAAATTACACCGAAGTTGGTCCACCAATTCGTTCGCGGGCACGACAAGTATGCTCGAAACAACAGGAAAGATTGGTCACTATACAAACACACGTACATGACTCGATATTGGGAGTACATGACGGGTGATGACATGCCCAAGCGCAATCGTCGTTTGCGTGAGGTTGAAGTTGAAGTCAACCGTCTATGGGGTGTAATCACGTCCTATCTCTCGGCCCTGTATCCTCGCGCAAGCCGTGTTGTATTGTCCCCCGACCCATCAGGTAAAGGTGATGCTGAAAAAGCAGAACTGACTGTAAACCGAATGCTTTCGAGCAGGAAGATTCATGAACGTGTGATGAGTTGTCTACGTCAGGCATTGTTGTACCCAGGGTCTGGAATCAAAGTCGGCTATAAACATGGCCGTGGCAACCCAATGGATCGTGTCTGGTTGCGTGTGATTCCTGTTTGGGAAATGCTTTTGGATTCAGAGGTTTCGGATACCGACGATGAGCGTTTTCGCGGTCATTTGTACTATCGACCAAAGCATGAAGTAGAAGAAGAATATGGATTGAAAGATCTAAATGGTGTGAGGCGAGTAGATTTTCTATCTGGTTCAGACACCGAGGCCGACGATTATAAAAATAGAAAACGATACGAAGTCCCCAATGATGACAATAACTTCGTTCGTATTCTTGAATTTTGCAACCTTGTAGATCACTACGTAGATCCCGAAAACCCAGACTTTAAGTATGAAGGTCGTTTAGAGATTTACGTTTTGGGTCAGGGCAACACATCAAAAAAACCCGTGTATGTAGGTCCGTTGCCTTTTGTAAAGCATGACGGTGAGCCCATGGCTCACATTGTGCCTTTGATATTTAATTATGAGCCAGAGTTCCCCCTTCGCGGCATCGCACACGTCAAGCGATTGATGCCTCAGTTCAAAGAGTTGAATGCATACCGATCGTATATGGCGATGGCAACACGTAAAGACACTCGCCAATATGTGACACGTAAAGGGACTTTTAACTCAGACGAGATGACTCTTTTGACTGAGGGTCATGATGGTCTGATACTTGAGGTGGATTCAGGATATGAGCGACCGCTTGCCGACGCTATTCTTCCGATTCAGAACGCGCCGATTTCAGCTAACATTCAAAACTACCTGGCCACAGTTGAAGTTGACTTGGAGCGTGTCATTGGGACGAGTCCAGCGGCCCGAGGTATCGTCACCAAAGCAACGGCCTACGAAGTAGAAACTGTTCAGCAATACACTGAATCCGAGTTTGGATTACATGCAGCAATCAAAGATCAGTGGTTAGCAAACCTTACTGAGTTGATGATGCGTGCGCTTATCGCGTGTATGCAAGATGATGGCGATAGTTCAGGCGCCTATGAAGCACAAAAAGTTGATGTTGCTGAAGTTGGTGCATCTGCACAGGAAGACCAGAACGTAGATCCAGAAGAAAAAGAGCCGGAAGTTTTCGATAAGGCTCGAATCAAATCACTTGCTGAAATGGTTGGCGTTGACATTGAAGATGAAGACTTCAAGGATCTTGCATCTAAGATCACCAAAAAACGTGAACTGGATGACATGACCGAGGACGAACTGAATCTGTTGGGTTCAACTTTGGCGGGTCGAACTGCGGACATTACAAAAGCTGAAGATGAACGTGAACAAGACCAAGCTGAAATGGCCTTGGTTCGAAACACTGCGTCACTGCAAGAACCCTTGGTTGACGAAGATGTTGTGCCACCATTGGGTCTTTTCGAAGATGACGAATCATATAAGATTGCATCGGAAAGCATTATCCTGCGCGATCGAAACGAACAGGTAGTTGTGACTCCAGAGGATATGGACGCAAACTTCTTGATTAGCTTCGTTGAGGGTGGTCGGACACCACTCAGCGATGCCGCTATGCAGCAAAACTTGGTTGCCTTGCTGGAGCCGTACAGTGCGTTGTGGCAGACCGCAAACCAAGGTGGTCCAGTTGGTGTGTTCGCTCGAAACTACATGAAGGTTTTGGCTGAACGATTTGAGTTGCCCAAAGATCTTCACCCTGAAGAACTGGATGCGGAACTTAAATCACAAGAGGCGCCAGAACAGGGCACCGCCAAAAAACAACCAAAGGCGCCACCTGAAGCCCCACCTGAAGCGCCACCTGAAGCGCCACCCGGTGAGCCTGCACCGACAGAGGGACCATCACCACAAGAGTTGATCGCACAACTTGCTCAGATGCCACCTGATCAAGCGCTACAGGCAATGAAACAGATGTTTGCGCAAAACCCAGAAATTATGCAGGTTGTTCAACAAATTGAGGGGATGCCGCCTGAACAACAAAGCGAGGCTATCAATCAACTTTTGGAGGCTTTGAGTGCCAATCTATAGTTATAAATGTGACGAATGTAGTGAAGTAAAAGACCATGTTTTTCGGTTCTCTGAGCGCCCTGATTCAGTCGATTGCGCGTCTTGCGACGGCAGCGCCAAGCGTGTTTTTACAATATCGGACGCCCAAACAAATGATCCGTATAATAAAAAGGAACGCCCTAATAGACGAATGAATGGCTTGGCTATGCACCTTTATAAGTGCAATGACTGTTCCCATAAGTTTGACGAGATCGTAGATTTTTCAAAAGGCGAAAACTACGATGATTTAAAAGAGTGTCCTAAGTGCAAGTCTAAAAACTCTAAATGGATACCAATGGCACGAATAGACAGGTGGAGTGAAAGGTTCCCCTATTATGATCGTGGTTTAGGTGTTATGTTGCAAAGCAAACAACATCGTGATCAAATATGCAAAGAACGTGGACTGACACCTGTTGATGGTGATTGGGACGATGAAAAGTTATTTAGTGATTGGGACAATAAGCGAGAAAAAGAAATTAAAGAATATGATGATTATTGTGATCGATTAGAGAATCACCCTGCTTTCCGTCAATTTCGGATCGCGCAAGATAAAAAAACACTTTAAGGAATAGCCATGTACGGAAAAGAATACGGACAACCACAAGAAGAAGTTCCCGCTGCACCACCACAAGGCGCGGAGGCTGCTCCTGCTGCTCCTGCGGACCCACAAGCACAAATGGAAGACCAATTCAATCAAATGGCTCAGTCTGCACCACAGCCTGAAAAGCCTTTTACGGTCAAAGTAATCAACCGCATGGTTCAAACCCTGAACAAATTTATGGGTAAACTTTCTGACGATGTGCCAGAAATTACCTTTGATCCAGGCGAAACGAAGGGCGGCAAGTTCGATCAGGCGTTGCCTGCTGATTTGTTCATTACCTTGGTCGCATTGACTCAGTTGCTTGAAATGGTTGGTGGTGGAGAATTCGCAGCGAAGTATTCTTTTGATCCTTACACGTCAGTAACTGATACCGACATTCGAAAAATCACCGCCCAAATCGAGCGAATGAGCAAAGACAAAAAATTGATCGAAGGCATCAAGGAAATGTCTGAGGGCGAACAAATCGAAGGTGACGAGGGGCCGGATGATGCTGGAACCCAAATGGCTCCAGCGCCAACAGAGATGACTGCAGAAGACCAAGAACTTGCTTCAGCAATGGCGTAGACTTAAAGTAGTTGATTATATACGTTTTATAATGGTAGTTTTTTAAACCTAAAGGAGAGTTTTGTGAGCGAAGAAGTAAATGAAAACATCGGAAATGAAGAAAGTGCAGGTACAACTGGACTTTTGGATGACGTTGTTAATGAAAGTGTATCCGAAGATGTAGGCGCACAAGACCAGCCTGACTTTGATGTTCAGTCTGAAGCACAGCCAGAGCCGTTTCAATCTGCTGTGGATGCAAGAAGTTTTGACCCATTGATGCACGAAATCGATGACGAGGATCTTAAAACAGATGCTTTTTATGAAGGCATTACCGAGCACGACATTAAAGAACTTCCCACTGTTGCTCGTAGAATGCTGCACAACTTCCGTGTTGCATACAAAATGAAACAAAACGAACTTGAACGTTCACATCAAGATCGTGTGGGTCAATACAAAAAACGTGAACAGCAGATTGAACATCTGGAAAGAGATTTCGCACGACGTCAAGCTGAGTGGGCATCATTGATCGATGATCCATCAGTTCAAGAGGCAATGAAGGTTCCAGAAGGAGAACTGCCTGATATTATGTCTGAAGAGGGCATAAACGCGCACATCAACCGTAGGGTGGCAGAAGTTGTAAGCAACGTGTTTACGCCAATGCAAGCAGCCTCCCAACAGCGTCGTCAGGAAGCTGCATTTTATGATTTTCTGGAATCCAACCCAGAAATGAAAGATCCTGCATTTAAAAAAGAAGTGGCATCATTGGTCATGGATCGGAGAAACACTGATTCGCCTTTGAGCACACAAGATGCATATGACATTATTAAGGCACGAAAGTTGATCGAAAAAGAGAGACAACAGCGCACACAAGAGCGCCGTGCCAGGGCAGAAGCTAACCGTCGTGTACAAAGAAGTTCGATGAGTGGCTCGCCAGATGCGATGCAAATTCCCCCTGACGTCAAGAAGCAAGGTGCGGCTTCGATTGCTGCTTGGCTCAAGTCAAACCCTGAAGCCGCAAGAGCCTTTTCTAACAACCGCTAATAGGAGCCAAAAATGGCGACAACTTCCCTGACCATTGGAAACGAACTGCTTTCCACTACCATGCACATTCTGATGAAGGATTTCCGTGATAACGTTCACGAATCCGTCGCATTTTTGGACGCACAAGAGCGAATCCACGGAGCAGGTAAGCCTGTTCAGTCTGGTGGATCACGCATTGTTGTCCCGCTTGGTTTTGGCGAGCACTCTTCAACAACCCGCCTTCAAACTGGTTTTGAGCGCATTGACCTCAGTGTCGAAGATGTGTTCCAACCTGCACAATACGACTTTGGTCACGTTGTGCGTCCAGTTGCTATCTCTTCTGAAGAAGAAATGGTTAACCAAGGTGACGCTGCAATCCTTTCGATTCTCGAAAGCCGTGTCATGATGACTGCAAACGCACTCAAGCGCGAGTACGTAAAGCAAATCGTCAAGGGCGGTCAAGTCGGATGGGAAGACTGGAACACCCTTAATGGTCTCGATGTAACAACTGGTGATCACCAAGGTTTCCTTGAAGAAAACGCAGTTGGCTCTCAAACCAACACCTGTGGTGGTGTGAGCAAGTCCACCTTCAGCAGCAAGACTGGTTGGCAAAACCAAATCTTCGATGGTGCTGGATCTTTCAACGCTAACGGCCTCGCGGGTCTTTATGACCTGTTGGTTGAAATCGACGCTGTGTCGCCTTCTGGCAAGCCCAACGTCATTCTTGCTTCCCGCGCTGGATTCAAGAACCTGAAGCGTGCCCTGCAGGCTCACGAGCGCTATGTCGATCAATCTCAGATTGATGGTGGACGCATGGTTGAAACCTTCCAAGGTATTCCAATCAACGTTGAGTTCAACATGCCTGATGGTGGTTCAGCTACTACTGGTGACCCTGTCAGCTTCTACTTGCTGAACATGAACGACATTTACACTCTTTGGGACCCACAAGGTTACTTCGACCTTACGGACTTCGAGACTGTGTCGGGTGAGTACGATGTTCGTGCTGCCAAGCTTCGGTGCCGTGGTCAACTGATCGCCAAGCACCTTGGTTCCAGCGGTGTAGCATTCGACTTGGAAACTTTCTAAGTCATCCTGATTGGGTGGGGGTCGTGTTGATCCCCACCCTATTTCATAGCCATTTAGTCAAAAGAGGGAGGACAACATGGCAATTCATAAAATCGATGGTGTCGACGGCGACAACAATTTTCCTAAAAAGTACGTTACTCTTCACGCGAGTGAAGCAGTTACAAAAGGTGACTTCGTAGGAGTTGACCTGAGTGATACCACTAATGGCCTTGGTGCATCTGCTCGACCACTCAATGTTGGAGATGGTCTGTCTGGTTCGACACTTGTTCTTGGCGTTGCAACTGAAACAGTTGCTGCTGGTGCAAGCGTTCAGATCCAAACTGCTGGTAAGTTTGAAAACGCAAACGTTGCTGCGACTGTAGCCGCTGGTGACAAGCTTTTCGCAACCACCACAGATGGTCGTGCTGCTGATCAAGCTGCTGCTCTTGCCGATATTCAAATCGTGCTTGTGAATGGCGCATCTGCTGACACAAACATTGCGATTACTGGTATTCAGACTCACGATGACATCGTGTTTTGCTTTGAGTCGGCTACCAGTACCGCATTGTTTACGGATCGAACATCGACCACCAGCATCACATCGGATGGCAACATCCAATGTTCGGATGACACATCTAGCGACAAGTTGCTTGTCGGTATTCAGCGTCAATCGATTCCTGTGGCAACCGCTCTCGAAGCTGCGACGTCTAACGCCGCAGACGTTTTGATCCTTGATCAAGGCTACTTCTAAGCCATAATCGCTACCGGACCTCGGTCCATTCACGGCTGCTGGGGTATACTACTTCAGCAGCCGTTTTCTTTTTCTGGAGCCTGACGTGAATCTCAAAGACATGATCACCGAAATCAACTCTGCATTGGATTACAATCCAGATTTGAAGCAATATGATGACAACGTTGCCCGCGTTATCAACCGTCACTACTTGCAGGTTTCCAGCCAATATCAGTGGCTTTTCATGCATAAGCGCCACATTATGATTCTCCGTAAGGACATTGAAGGCAGCACTACAGATACTCTTACGTCAGATGGCAGTCGCGTTGTAACGCTGCCCATCACCATCGGCGCCGGTATCAAAAATCTACCATCTGATATTGTGGGTCAGACGCTCGTCATCAATAACATCGAGTATCTAATTACAGCCCAAAACGATGCCCGTGAGTTCGTTGTCGACAGGACTATTCCCGCTGCTACGCATACTTCATGGACAATTAAGTATATGAACTACCCAATGCCAAGAGACTCCGTCGAAGTGCTTGGTATCATGGATCGTGGTCTCAAAGACACTGAAGAAATTTCATTTTCTGTGATTCAACCATCCCCTGGGACTGATACGACAACAAACGTACTTACCGCCCCAAATCGTGGTCGGTTTATGTTTTTGGATGCGCGTAAAGAAGAATATTTATATCTGGACCGTCAAGATACGGGTGAGCCCTTTGTAAGTATCGAAGAAATGCATTCGAACTTAAGGCCCCCTGAGTTTAGCCCTACTGTGAGGTCTTCAGTTTCTACGCTGGATAACCGTGCTGTCAGAGACGCGACATATGAGTATTGCTACACATTTATCTTTGCTGGAAAAGAAAGCCCACCATCACCGGTAGGAACGGTTGTAATACCAGATGAAGCTATTGGATTTCGAGTTGAACTAAGCGAAATAATGGATACGTCAGCATCGAACACTGGTGATGAATCAAGTCAAACTGGTCGATTGAAAAAAATATATCGAAGAGTAGCCGTTAAACCTAAAGATAGACGCTCATCAAGCGATAGTGTTTTGAAAACTGGAATGGGTCCATGGAGACACATCGCTACTTTGAGTGAAGACATTACATCATACTTCGACGATTTTAACGAACTAACGACTGCTACCATACAAGTTAAGGGCACGCCTACAGACTTGGTGAGCCCCGAAGGTGATGGTTTTGCGTTGGATCACCTAAACGAAATCGGACCACGTCAATATCTACGTTTTTGGTACACACCAAGTTCTGATTATCCGATCGAAATACGGTATCATCGTAGGCCATTTCGGCTTGTAAACGATTCAGATTCACCACAGTGGCCAGTTCAGTACCACCACTACCTTGTGTATGCAGCGTTGAAAGACATTTGTATGCAGCACGGTATGCTGAACAACGCACAACTGTATGATGTGAGATCCAAAGAGTTGTTGGAAAGGATGAAATCTAAGTATCTCTCAAGAACAGATAGACTTCACATTCGTCGCGGTTTCGATAGGGCTATGGCGGATCGGGAACGTTTCGGCATACCGAGTAAATCATGAACACTTCTCGTCTTATTGTTGAGCGCCTGCGTGGCATGGATCAGCGCTACTACACTCGTGCTGAAGCTGCCGCTTTAATCGAAGAGATGACATGGGACTCATACGACGGCTGGAAAAAGGCAGGAGGATATGATTTAGTCACCCAAGATCTATACGACTGGGGCAGAGAAAACAGCGACGGTCTTAGAATCACTTCGATTCATAACTACTCCAAAGGCACAAATTTCGAAGAAATAATTTTCGAAATGAACAACGGTTCATTGTGCCGACTGAATATCGGTAAAATGAAAGGAGGTGGTTTCGATGGATTTGGTGACGCTTTAGAAAGACCTTTAGACTTTTTAGTGGATGCGAGTAATCTTGCATTCGATGGTACTGGTGTAGATGTATCTACATCGGGAGATCTACCGACTTTTGCCTTTACCGGTGGTCGAAAACGATACGTTCCAAAAGTCCATGACATAGGCTCACAATCGTGCACATTTGGTGGTCGATTGTATATGGTCAACGGAGTGGATGAGCCCATTGTGTATGATGGTAGGCGCGTTTACACTGCAGGGTTTCAAGAAAAACCTGCCCAGCCACAAGCCGCAGTCGTTGTGCGTTCATATCACAACACACACATTGCCGAAGGTGGAGATGACACCACTTATTTTTTAGGTACTAAACTAAAAAGTATTGGTCTTGGTAGCTTGAGACCCAAGGGAGCAAAATGGCATAATTCAAAAAAGAAGGAAGAAAAATATATAGATGGAAAAATATGTGCCTACCAGTATCGAGTCACGTTTGTAAATGAGCGCGGTCAAGAAAGCGAAATGTCTGAACCCAGTGAAATGTGTCGATTTGAGTGTGCTGAAGGCAAGCGCAGGTTTGTGGCGCTTCAAATTCCAATCGGTGATGATACAGTTGTAGCCCGTCGAATATACAGAACACGCGACCTTTTGGACGATTTTGGAAATCCAATTGGTGCAGAAATCGGGACAAATTTTTATTTTGTTAGAGAAATACAAGACAATGAAACAAAAGCATTTGAAGACGCTTTAACGGACGCAAACCTTGGTGCTCTCACAGATGATTTTGATTTTGGTCCAATGCCCAAATCATCACGATTTATTGCATCATTCAAAAATCATTTGTTTTTGGCTGGAGATACCGACAATCTTGTTCGATACAGTGCAAGTGGAATGCCTGAAGTTTTTCCACAGCGAAATGTGTTGGACATGGGCGATGCCGATGCAGGCAAGATTACGGGCATGTATGCGTCCACAAACGCCTTGGTTGTATTCAAAGAGCATGGCATATACCTTATCACCCTGAAGGCTGACGGCGGCTTCCAGTACAAAACCATATCGAGGGACATTGGCTGCACAGCACCGCGCTCAATCCGAGACATACCGTTTACCGGCCTCGCCTTTTTATCTCAAAAGGGTCTCTTTGTTTTGAAGGGGTTTTTGGAGTCTACTGATACCCCAACCGAAATCGTAAACCTTTCGACCCCTATAAAAGAAGTAATCGACCGTATTTGTCCGAGTTCTGCTTTTGGGTCTGTTGGATGCTTGAATCGTGACGATAAAGAATATTGGATTTGCGTTCCCACAATAGGCGAAAAAAATAATCTATTGCTGGTGTGGCATTACGAGGTCGGTGCTTGGAGCATACGTAAAAATTACCCAATCAACTGTGCCGTTGAAACACGTGGTGGTTCTTCGAAAATTTTGTTTGGTAGTAACAATACAAACATGCCGGGTATTTTTGTATACAACAACTTTTATGCTTTTAAAAATGAGTTGGGTAGCACGAGTAAAGTGCGACAAGCAGACGACGATCCGTATGATTTTATAAAAGATCTGCCTGTTTATGAGACGGCACCGCTGAAACTAAATGGCGTTTACTCAGGCGTTCATGTCTCATATGTGAATTTGTATTGTGTTGCTTACGGGGATGAGCCCATCAAGTTGAATATAAAAATTAACCGAGACCAACAAAATGTTTTGGAATCAAACAAAGAAAGAATCCAACAACACACTGATAATCAAGAACGATTACCAATTTATGGTGAAGCGAAATTTGGCACTGATCGTTTTGGGTTTCATAGACCCATCGTGATCAGATTCGATGTGACGCATTTTCATAAAACGCTCACCACCGAGTTTGCGATTAGGATCTTACAAGACGAATTGAACGAACACCCGAATCGTTTGATGATTGTTGGTTATTCAGTTGATGCAAAGATGGGTGAACAGAAAAATATTCGTGCTATGACTGATGTGATTAGTCCAGATCGGAGGTAACAATGTCTTTAAAATTTCCAGTTGTTCGTCCTGATCAAAATGAAATTGTAGAGCCAGATGATTTAAATCTTAATTTAAAACAATTTGTAGATGAACTTAATGGCAACTTAACTCACGAAAATTTATCTAATTTTGATTTAGATGATACAATGTTTGAAGATGAAACGTTTTCTGAGGTTTACCAATCATCTGGAAATTATTGGACTGTTGGGTTTAAATGTAGTCAAAATTCAACATCATATATTAGAGAAGATGAAGATGGTACAAAACTCCCATTCGTAAAATTTTTTGCTGAACGAGATGGTTATGTCATCGTTGATTTTTTCTCTTCGTTCAAATGGGATGGAACCGGTTTAATTGATGAAGATGAAATGGAACGGTTCTGCAAAATCGAGATGCATCAACCAGTTTTTCACTCAACAGTGTATTGGGGTCACGAATCCAGATTGCCGCCAGGTGGTTGGATTGGTGCGGTAAGTGATTTTGCAACAGACACGGCATCAAACGGTGCGCTTGGTATTCATCCAAATCACAAATTACAAATTTTAGCGGGTACGGCATATACAGATATATACAATATAGATGCGAAAAACTTTCCACAAGGTCGTTGGTGTATTGATGCGATAGATCGATACGCCATACGTTTCAGGGTGCTTTCAAATGGGCATGAAGTTTGTGAGTCAGGTTGGATTCATAATGGAACAGATCAAAACGGAATGTTTATCACGGGTGTGATTCCCGTTCGTGCAGGCATAAATGAAATACGTACTGAAGTATCCGTTGCTCAGTTGGAGGATTTATATGGAACAAGTTTCGGAATACGATCGAAAGATAGCAACTTGAAAAAGGGTGAATTTTATCCAAGTGCTTTGTATTCTTCCAGAAAAGTTCCTATTCCATTGCCAAAAAAAGAAACAAAAACAATAACTAAAACTACAAATGATAAAAGCCCAGACAACGATTTGAGTATTATTTTTGGAATTGATTGCACTGTTAAATCTGCGAACTTGGTTGTTCAATATAGGAAAGGCTAATGACTGTTATTAAAGTTCCAGAATTTAAAAAAAATGAGAAAATATCTGCTGATGATTTTAACAATGCATTTAATAATTTTACCTCACTCAACTTAGATGGAGATAATTTTGCAGACGAAAGTTTGGGATTTGATCAAATACCAAATAATATCTCGTTGACAGATAGTTCTAAGCTTACAAAATCAATTCAAAGATTTGACTCCGAGCAAATAAACTTTAGAAATGATGGTATCTATAATCCGTTTAATCCTGCTGCTGGGGATTCATACACTGGCCAACGATTACGTCGATTTAATCACCCCGGTAGAAATCACATCACAATAAGTGGTTTATCAGCCGGAGATAAGTTTATTATACGAGCAAGCTGCCAAATTTATGTCCCAGATGTTGGATGGAGAACGTTTTACTCTGGTGTACCGCCTATTTTCAAAGTTGGATTAGTTCGATTTCCAGGTGAAGTATCGGCTGACTTTACAGAAGGTTCTTCTAATTCGGATACCCAAATATTGAGATCAACATGGTCTCAATTTAGAATTGCTTTCACAGGCAAAGTCCCAAGCGCTTCTTCTTTATCGGCCGAAGCTGCAGCAGATGCATTTCTTTTCCTCGATACAAGTGTCGACCCCGAATTTGACTACAGGGACAATCGTGAAGGTGAAGAGTATGATCGGTCGACAAACTTTGAGGGTATGTTTTTCGCGGGTCAACATTCATATACATGTTCGTATGTCCATGAGCAGGACAGCACTGACGTGTCTACACAATCGTTTGGATTGATGTGTCACTTTGATGGCGCAAAGGCGGGCTCACCACCCGATACTGTGGTCGGGGGTCGTGCAGGTTGTGCGCTCCCGAACAGACTGATTCCTGCCCAAGTCCGAAATTTTGAAATATTTGTTTATCAGGTAAAAAAGTAATGCCAGCAGATCCAACAATTTTGAGTCCAGTTTCGAACGGTGACGTAGTAAGTGCCGAAGATATTCGCAATAGATTTCAGGAATTAGAAAATTTGGTCAACGGTGGCATTAAAAAAGTTGATCTCAAAGTAGGTCCAGATTTTACCGAGAAAGAAAAACAAATTTTCAATTCAAGACATATCGTTA